CCCCTTACGGGGTCCACCTGGACAAAGTGTCCAGACCGCCCTTTCACATCTATGGAGTGGCCTATGCTTATCGTTGAGAGAAATCGTAAGTTCCATACCAATCTTGGCATGGATCCACGCGGTCCTCTCGATCCTCATAAGCTTTATGAGGAACGGTATGCAAAGGCTAGAGCTACTGCAACCGGTGTGGGGAAGCTTGTTTTCGAGTTTATCCCGTTCTCCGTCATCAAATCGTTCGCACTCGCGATCGACCCGATGAAGAAGTTTCGGGCACTCCCAATCAAGATTACCCCCGTAAATAGGACGCGGTATAGGGAAGTCCAGTCGGTGCTCGACGAACGAAAGTATCGTCAGTATCGATCACGACAGAACTATCAGAGTTTCATATGGAGTACCCAAGGAGGTCCTCCAGGATTCTTCTGCTATAGTCCGCCAATCCTAATGCCGACCTCGGGCACGACGTTACAGGTAAGTCAGAACTTGCCGAAGCAATCTGCTTCAGTAACGACGACCAAGGATACGACTTCGAAAACTAGGCCTATGGGGTCTGAGCTGGGTGAATTTGAGCACTTTGCTTACAAAATCACCTCGCCTGCACTCCAAAACGCCTACTATCAAAGTCGGCATAACGATCTGAGTATGAGCTGTAATAATCAGGTCTCTTGGACCGATGATTACTATTATACTCAGAACTCCGGCCCCGGTGCAGTAATGTCCAAGGCGTCTCTTGACGCTCTGCGAACATCGGAAATAGCTGAGCTTGAAACCCAAATGCAAAAGAAAGCACTTGGGATGCTTGCTAAGACTGTCCCGATGTCACGCCGTTACACGGCGTTTCGTAATGTGGTTGAGCTTAAAGATCTTCCGCGCTCGATTCTATCGTTGAAGCGAGCTTTGGAGAACTTTAATCACTCTTTCCACTTACTGCCCATTGGAGAACAAGCCGCTTTGAGAAAGTATCTCAATCGCGGTTCCAAGGACATACCCGGAGAGTACGTTTCGTACCACTTCGGGTGGAAGCAGATCTACAGAGATGTCATGGACTTGTTGGAAAAGCCAGTTCGTGCTGCGCGTGAGGTTAATCGCCTTATGCGCAGATCTGGCGAACCAACAACGTTCCGTTCTCTCAGCAAAGTTGCTGGGAAAACGACCGATACTCCTGGCTTCTCCTACGACTATCCAACTCCGGAACAGTTTGCCATAAGAACGCAGACTGAACATCGGAGGCAGCATGAATACCGGATGGTAGTCAATGCTACCTTCGACTTTCCGAAGGTGAACGTACCAGTTTTTAAGAAGGAACTCCTTCTTTTTAAACTGGGTGTGAACCCAATGCCAACGGATCTCTATAACTTGATCCCATGGTCTTGGCTAGTTGATTGGTTTACTGGTCTGGGTAACTATGTCGAAGCTATTGACATAATTAACACAGACAAGTCACTGATCAACTGGGGTATTTTCACCGGAATCACGAAAGGTGAAATTACGACCACACGTAGCTGGAGAAGTGACGATTACTGGGAACGTAAGATCAATAACGTGCTTAGTCAGTCTTGGACCCAAAGGTACAAGTCTCACACGAGCATATTGAACTATACCCTGCAGATTCGCAGGAACGTTACCAGTGCGTACGATGTGAAAACGATACTGGAACCAAGCTCCTTGAGCTTGTACCAGCAATCAATACTTGCGGCGATTCTAGCGAGTCGGCGCAAGTGATTCTACGGAATCCTTCCGTAGATGATCACCTCATACTACCAGGAGTCGTTCTATGCTTGTCGATCCCGTCACTGTTGCCGCTGCTGCTCCCATTCCCCAGCTGACTCTGGCTGTTGTCAGGTCGGATGGATATGGGACCGAGCGTGTTGATACGGGCGGTGGTGGTTTCTCAACCATCATCACCCATACGCCCGGGAAGAATGGCAATCGTCACTACGTCAAACTGACGTGGACGAAGGATGCCACAAATCCTTACAGCGGCCTCGTCCAGAAGCAAGCTGCTTCTGTCTCGTTGTCGATTTCGAGACCCTCGTTTGGCTTTTCAGATGCCGACTGTGTCGACCTCGTCGAAGCCTTGCGAGACTTTATTTTCGACACCGAAGTGACGCCTATTCGTCTCGTCCAGATGCAGTCGTAGCAATCCCGCTACGACTGGTATCACACTGAGGGGGCCTTATGCCTCCTTTTGAAAGGAAACACTATGGCTTTCTCAGATGTGCTCCCCACCCGTAAGGACCTGCAAAACAAACTCGAAGCGGAGAAAAACGAGCTCCGCGAAGAGTTTGCTCGTAGGTTCGCACGATGGGTGATGGGCGAGGATCTCTTCGATGCCCCAAAGGATAGCAAAGTGGTTGATAGTTCTTCACGAACTAGCAACTCACGCAAGCGTGCTACTGACGTTGTTGCTAACAACGCTGGTGACCAGCTTGAGCTACCTATCGAAGGCACGAAGAGAGTATCGAAAACTTCGCGGAGGACGAAAGTCTCCAAGAAGTAATCGGTACCGTCTAGGTTCGACGGTGCATAGGACTCGGAATCTCCTACCTCAAGGAGGAAGAGATGAAAAGTCCGATAGCACTCCTTCTAAGCCTCGTGACTGACGTCGCGAGGTTAGAGCCTGATGTGAAAGGCCTTGAGCGTGATGTCATTACGCTCAAGAAGCGGTACGAAAACGAAGGAGACGGCTTCCTAACCGTCGCCTTACCTTCCTTATGCGATGCCCTCGATAGAGGACTCGCAGATGGAAAGTTTGCCTGCCCAAGGGGGTTTTCAACGACCCCAGGGGGAACAATCCCGAGACTTTTTTCGGGTATGTTCTGCAAGGTTTTCGCTACTGATACCGGTCTCCTTGAGAGGGACGCCCCCGTAGGCATTGTAAAGTGCCTGCGGGAATTATTACGTCTCTTCAAGAAACTCGTGCTTACCTCCGATAGAGAAGAGATTCTCGATCGTAAAGCTAGGCTCGAGTTTGGTGAGTGTGATCGGATGTGTCTCGATGAGTTTGACCTCAGCGAGAAGCAACTCTTCATACTCACTGCTGTTTGCAGATCTATACTTCCGAACATCGATACTTTCGATGAACGGGAGCTTCCCTGCAAACACGGACCGGGAGCTGTATTCGAGACCTTAACGCTTAACCAGAAATGGCAAGCGTTATTGGAGCATTCGCCCCTTTTGGACGAGATCGGGCTGGACTGTGTTGCTTTCGGGCATCACGGTCTAACTGACTCGCCCATTGGTCAAGAATACGGTGTCTCTGGAGACCTCGCTAAGCTGATCACTGTTCCGAAAAGTAACACTTCGAAACGGACGATCACTGTTGAGCCCGTTGTTAGACAGTATGTCCAACAGGGGCTTAACACTGTGCTAAGGGATAGTATATCCCAGTGCGCAGTGCTTCGCAACTGCTTAGCGCTGACCGACCAAAGCAAGAATCAGAACCTTGCTCTGGAAGGATCTCGTACCGGTAAATGGGCGACCATGGATCTTAAATCGGCTAGTGACTTGCTATCTGTGAAGATAGTTGAGTTCACTTTCCAGTTTAGACCAAGATACTTATCTTGGCTGATCCGTGCTCGCTCTCCTCGTGTCAAAGACGGATCTCTCCGATATGACATGAAGAAGTTTGCCGGCATGGGTAACGCTACGACATTTCCGGTGCAGAGTGTTGTTTTCGCAAGTCTTGCGATCGCAGCACTCCTTGAGGGATCAAACTTATACCCCTCTTACGGAAATATCAAGCGTGTCTCCAGGCTTGTTCGCGTGTACGGTGATGACATCATCGTGCCAAGCGAACATGCTCATCAGGTGGCAGTCTGGATACATAGTGTTGGCCTCAAGGTCAACACTAAGAAAACTTTCTCGGTTGGAAACTTCCGAGAGAGTTGCGGTGTCGACGCTTGGAAGGGTTACGATGTAACCCCTCTTTACGTGCGACACTATCCAGCCAAACCCTCTATAAGGGAACCTAGTGCCATTGCACATCTTGTATCTCTTTCTAACCATGCTTGGTTAAAAGGGCTCTACTCGATGAGCACACATCTTCGCGAGCTTGTGGAAAGCTGCCTTAGGAAGCAGCTCCCACTCGTCCGCCAGGATAGTGGATCACTAGGGTGGCATACTCATCAAAATGGTCAGGACTTCCATAGATGGAATCCTGCACTACAGAGACTCGAAACCAAGAGTCTCGTCCAAGTCCCCTTGAAGAAGAAGGACCTGGTTGATGGATACGCCGCACTCCTGAAGTTCTGGCACACGCCCCTACTAGGTAGGGATGTAGGTCACCTTCAGAAGAGTCCCGTGCGATTCAGTTCTAGAATCGTACAGAGGTGGGTACCTTAGCCTAACCAGCCAAGGATCAAATCCTTCGATACAGCTGTAACGAAGGTCAGAGACGGTAACCCGCAAGGGTTTACCCCCGCCGTGGTGGCGGGGGGTGGATTGCTTGTTCTCCTCGACCGGTTACACGAAAGTGTAACATAGGGCGAAGGCCCAAGCAGCCCAGTGCAGAGCCGTCTCTGCAC